TCCCCAAGTACCGCGGGTTCTCCCAGTACTGCTGCGGGTTCCTCAAGTACCACGGGTTCCCCAAGTACTGCTTCAGGGTCTACAAGTACTGCTACCGGGTCCCCAAGTACCGCTGCAGGTTCCCCAAGTACCTCAACTAGATCCCCAAGTACAGCAACTGGTTCCCCAAGTACCGCGGGTTCTCCCAGTACTGCTGCAGGGTCCCCAAGTACAGCAACTGGTTCCCCAAGTACCGCGGGTTCTCCCAGTACTGCTGCGGGTTCCTCAAGTACCACGGGTTCCCCAAGTACTGCTTCAGGGTCTACAAGTACCGCTACAGGGTCCCCAAGTACTGCTGCAGTGTCCCCAAGTACTGCAACTGGAAGTTATATTTTCCCTAATGGTACTACTTATGTACTTGACAATTTATATATTCCATTTAATACTTATTTTACATTAAGTCAAACGAGTGGTTCAGGTACTTTAAATTTTACATCACCTGGAACTGCTGTAGTTATGTCCAGTGGATTTTCAACTTCATCCATAAATGGTATAATATCTTATACTTATACAGCATTTGGAAATTCTAGTTCAGGTACTTTAAGTTTAACATCTGACACTCTAAATGATAGTACAGGTATGGATGGCATTACTGTAACTTATACAAATACATCAATTAGTTATACAAAAGGTGGCGCTACATTCACGTGGTCAAGACTACCAAATAAGAAAGGATTTGTATGTGGAAATGGAGATCCATCAGGTGCAGCTAAAATAAATTCTCTTAAAGTTGGATGGTACTATACTTGGGGGAGTGCGCCTTTGAGTCCTGCTCCAACTGGTATAAAATTTACTCCAATGTTTTGGAATGTATCAAAAACTCCATCATGTACTTCACCAACTTCTTGTCCGGTTTTGACAACAACATTGATGGGTCCACCTACAGATCCAACACAAGAAAACATACTACTTACTTATAACGAACCAGATGGAACAGATAACGCTGCTCAAGGTGATATGCTTGTTTCGCAAGCGATTGAATTTTGGCCCTCTATTTGTGCAACGAACAGAGGGCGTATTGGAAGTCCTGTCATGTATAGAAATATTATAACTCCTTCACAATGTGCTAATAATAAACCACCTTATCCTGGGTATACCCCCAGTTCAAGTTCACCTGCTGTATTCCCTGTAGATATCAGCAATAATTCAACTCCTAATATAGTAAATTTGATACCAGGTAATTGGGACTCTGCCGATAATAACATTACGGGTATATGGCTAGACAATTTTCTTTATCAAATTCATTTATTAAATCAATCAAGATCACCAGGAAACAAGCTAAGATTTCCAGATTTTATATGCGTTCATTGGTATGGTAAACCAGTAACTACACCTAGAAATGGGTTACTAGATGATACTATAGATCCTATATGGAATAAATATCACTTGAAAATATGGGTAACAGAATATTCATGTGCAGATTGGGATGCTACATGTTGTACACCAATGTCCTCATATTCCAGATATGATGAATACCCAGAAATTACTTCTGGCACAACTCATACAACTGGTATAGACTGGTCTTATCCCACAGATGATAATATAAATACAAATCAAACGGCACAATTTATGAGCGCAACAGTTCAAGGTATGTATTCAAGGCCCTATGTTGAAAGATTTTCTTGGAAGGAACGATTCTTGTTATTACCACCAGGTACATCTGCGCCAAGTCCAACTTCAAATTATATGATAGAATCTTCAGCAAATCCAGATGTCATGGGACAGTCTTCACTTTTCCATTCCTTTGAACATTTTCCACCTGCTTCACCTGTACCACCTTTACTTCCGCTTGGAACTTTGTACGCCTCACTTTGAAATCCCTCCAGAATGTAGAATGAAAATACCTATAATAATTACACCAAGACCAATGTATTGTGATGGTCTATTCAACTTTTCTCCAAGAATGAGATAAGCAGCTACACTTTCGAGAAGTGCACTGACGCCATCCCACATTCCATTTACATAAAGAACATTTCCACTTTTGAGCAACTTGATTAGAAAGTAAATTACAGCTACGTATCCAGCAGATCCTTTAATAAAGTCTGCTGGGTTTCCACCTCTTGCAAATTCTTTGTAGCTAAAGTCCCCAAATATTTCAGCTACAGAAATTGCTAGTAGACCAGCTGCACTCATTTATTATAAATTGCTTTTTTAAATGAGTCCAACTACAAATAGTTGTCCCTTCAAAGACATTTTTGGAAAACCAGGAACTGGAGTTCATTCGCTCAGGGGGCCTGGTAATATTGCTGTTGTTGACACTACTTTAACAATTATTGGAGCTTTTTTACTTTCAAAATATTTCAAGACTCCCTTTTTGATTACTCTTCTTCTCTTCTTCTTGATTGGAGAACTTCTTCATTGGATATTCTGTGTGGACAGTACAGTTATATTAAAGATTAAAAGTCTCTTAAAATAAATGAATCACCATATTAGTCAAATTCATACCGACGCAATTCCAAAGTTTTGCAAGAATTGCAAGTATTTTAAACGACCTATTATATTTTCACCTCTGAGATATGGGGATTGTACATATTTCAGGTCAGTAAACAAGGTTGATGGGACGATTGTGCATCCTTTGGCAGTGAATGTAAGACAAGATTATTGTAAAGATGTATTTTACGAAGAGAATGTCAACCCTATTACTAAACTATGGAAACTGCTCCTCAAAAATCTCTAGGCACCGAGCACGCTCCTCCTCCGTCAACTGACACCACAGCGAGTACAACAGTAGCATATTGATCCCCACCCTAGGCCTTACAAACACTGGACCATTTTCCTCATTCATCACATTCAGAAGAATGAAGAAAACGTCAATGTTGCCAGCTCTCCGCTTAATCTCCAAAAATTGTCCCCAATCCTCAATGTCCCTCTTCAAGTTTTCATCAACCTTGCGAACTTGAGGAAGAGTGTTGCAGATTCGTTCACTCAAGGCACATGGAAGATTCTCCCAGATGGAGTCCAACTGTACACAGTTGTCCATGACCGACTACGCAACAACTGTGTTCAAGTATCGTTGAAATCACTCTGTTCAAGAAACTCGAGCCTGATCACATGACTTCCATTTTTGATAATCTTTAGATCCCGTATACGGACATACCCCCGATTGAAGTCTGGGTGTCTCTTTAAATCCCGTATGAAGGGTTCTCCGCCCCAATAAGGGTCTGTAATTCGAATATCTTGTTTATTTTTGAAGTGCAAGTCACTCACCGGAATGATATCATCAGGATCTTCCATAACTGGGAGAAATACACAAAAAGTTTCCCTTTGAACATTTTGTCTAGGATCCTTTGATGCCGGAAGCATTGAACAATCACGTCCTAGATGTTGCATATCAAGCTTATGGAGACCCCCAAGATGAAATTGAACATTGAGGAGAACCTTTCCGTGACCCAAAAGAACATCACCTTTTTTGATGTCACTTATGTGCATGATTGAACTGTTCTCCATAATGACACGGGTGTCAGGGTGAAAGGCTGGAAAAGAGAGGTCCAACATTGGAATGTTGTCCAACATTGGAATGTTGTTCATGAACTTATTCACACTTCTTAAAGAAATTATTCATTAAAAATGAAATGTGGTTATTCATCGGACCGAATCCACTGGCTGGTATCGGCCAAGTTATGATACAATATTCTAAGAATGTTCCAAATTCGAGGTATCTTGAATTTGGACAAGAAATTGAGGAGGGTCTGAACCCGGATTACATACTTGCATTTATGTTGCCCATTGATCATTTTATGAATCTTGGAAAAAAGTACAGAGATTTTGCAAAGCGTAAATTTTATATAATGACTATATGTGAAACATATCCGGTTCACGCGGTTTACGAAAAATTATTTAAAGAGTTTCCAAATGTCATTACTCCAAGTGAATTTTGCAAAGATATTTTTTATAAACAATTTGGGGTGGATAATTTGCAAGTGGTGCCATTGTACCAAAATCCAGATCCACCTAAAACGGAGCCACCGATTGAGGGCCCTTATACGTTTTATACAATTGGAAATTTGGCCGATCCTCGAAAAAATATAAATCTTTTATTGGAAGCATTTGTTCGTTGTGATTTTGGAAACCGGGCAAAGTTACTTTTGAAAGCTTCTTGTCGTGATGAATTCAAGGTTCATGGAATCAAGAATGTGGAGGTTATAAATGAGGGGGTCCTAAGTGATGAGGAACTTGAGGCCCGGGTTCACTCAAAGAGTCACTGTTATATAAACTGTTCTCATTCAGAGGGTGTCGGAATGGGAGCAGTAGAAGCTGCACTTAGAAATAAACCAGTAATAATATCAGATTTTGGAGGTCTTAAAGAGTATGTAAAGACTCCATTTACAATTCCATGTAAATATGTACAGGTTGGGGCCGCTGCTGAGTTTTTATTCACAGAGGATATGTTTTGGGGACAACCAGACAAGAACAAGTTGATTGAATTTATGAAATACTGTGTTGATAACAATATAACGAAGCAAGAGCATCCAGAGACTAAGCTAAAACTATTAGAATCCCTCACATTTTTTTCCCGTGACGAGTGCAATAACACTTGTACGTAGGATTTACTGCCAACTTGCACCTCTTCCCATCCATATTTGTAGCTTCACAGATAGCCTTTGGTGCATGTTGTTGAACCTCTGGTTTAGGAGGAGCATCTAAAACCACAATAGCTGGTCTCTCGTCGCGAGCCTTCTTCATAGATGCCACATACATCTCAATTGCCCTTTCCAAATTCATCTTTGAGTTCATCAAAGATTATATTTTCTGAAATATTAACCTTCGTCCTTTCAAAGGTTCTCAGATTATTTGGATGGCTCTTGTCTACTCGTATTATGATTGGTCTCCAAGTTGACATCTCGGACTCGTACACACATTCATAAATTTTTCCTTCATCCCCCTCTTCAAATTTTTGGATCCGATTGTATCTTGAATCATTTTGAATGCAAAGCCACCCACCAATTTGAATAAAATCAACAGTATTCTTTTTCATTTCTTTCCATTTAAACATAGTTCTGTGAGTGCCCATTCGTACCGGCTCATTCACTGGAGTAAATATGAGACCATCTACGAGAGTCTGATCGCTGATATCAATTGTTCCAATGTTTTTTAAAGGCACCATTTTTTTGCAAACTACTCTTGGCACCCCAGGAACAATTACATTACAAAGAGCTTTTACGTGAGCCAACCGCTCGGTAAGGGACCGGGACCTCATATCATTTCCATTTATTGTGACGGCATCATGAACAATAAAAGTGTCACCTATGAGCTCCCCATCAAGTAAAGTATTTTTGTGCACCGTCAGAGAATATAATTTATATTGAAAAGATCTATTTACGAGGGCGCATATTTTAGTTTGGGTCTCCGGGTCAACAAAGCAAACTAAAATGTGCCTAACTCCATCAGTTTTTTGGCACACTAGGTACTCATGTGATTTTATATAATTGAAGTGTCTTCTTTCAATTGAAATTGGTTGGGGTCCAGGAAATCTATCAAGGTTGGAAGATCCCCAAACCTTCCCCACAAAGTTTTTAATCTTTTCACTTAGGTTCATTTGCTGACAACTTAATGCCCGAAGTCTCTAATATGTTACCGACACACTCGTATGTGAAATGACAAAGAGCAGCGTCTTCGGTGAGTACTCCGATTTTGATACCGTCATCTTTGAGTTTATTTAGGACCAGTCCACCTGACATTTTTTTTAGAACCCCTTTACACTCAAATGCTACTATGCGTCCTTCTCCCTTTTTGAATTCGGAGACTCCATGGAACAAGTCACGAGATTCTATGATCGATACATCAAAATCAAGACCTCTTTGGTTTACTGGCTCATTTGATCCCATTTGAGTCTTCAACTTAAACTTTTCCCAATTGATAGATGGAAGAACTGTTGGAACAACCATCACTTTTATATTTTCTGGAAAATCAGCCAAGAATTTACGAACTGTATTTTGATCAATTGACACTGCATAATCGAACCAAAACAATCTATCGCATGTTTTTAGGTATTTTGTAATCGTCGTCTTGTCACCCGGTTCAAGGTGAACATCCATCTGGATATTGAGCGCCTTGCAAAACATCCCAAAGGTGAGAATTGTATGAAGAGTAGTTGTATAAATTGACTCGTTCAAAGTCTTTGCACATATTATAATCTTTTGAAGAACCATTATAGCTAGGTTCCGGTTTTAAACTTTAAGCCTTCCACTAAATCTAATATTACCAATGTGACCCAGTACCGTAGTAACATCTGCAAAAATTTGACCCCCGATAAGTTGCCAACGTCTGCAAAATGCATAATCCTCTGACAAATATCGTCTATTATCGGGATCAATCATACAATCAAAAATTGCACAATAATCATCCAGATCTTTATTCTGGTGATCATTCTTACACATGAGTTCTGGGTACGAATCATACATTTTCTGGATAACAGATCTCTTTATACACATAAACCCTGTGGGGCCGTCAAGTACCTCTGTAAACCCATTTTCGATGCGAGATTGTGCATGTTTGAAATTCATTACAAGTGCACTTGAGACTCGGGCTAAATCATATTTGCCCCCGGTTAGAACCTCTTGTTCGGCGCGCTCCCACATAATAACCTTTTTGGGGTAACATGCAACGGCGACATCGTGACCACTTTCAATCAGACGAATTACAGAGCCTGGATCAAAATGGATATCGGCATCTATAAATATGAAAAAATCAGCCTCACTTTTATATAAAAAACGAGCTACGGATATACAACGTCCCCTAGTTATCAAAGACTCATTTTCAGTAGTGTCCAACATCATTTCTATATTCTTCTCTTGGCACAACTTCTGGAGACCAATCATACTCTCTGCATACTTTGCTAGACAAACTCCGCCATAACAAGGAGTACTCAAAAAAATCTTCATTCCTATTTAAACTTACGTGCTAATCTTTAAGATCCCCTCAATCTTTATGAGCGTCGGAATAGACACTCCACAAATTGTAGCAATGGTCACGCGATCAACTTCGTAGCCCATCTTTACCAATTGTGTGTACAGTATTGCTGATACTATACCTTTCGGTGTCTTTCCCAAAAGTTCTGGAGTGCTCTCGATAGTTTTACAAATTGATATGAGTTTCATGCGAACCTTCCCTCGGTCATCAATTGGCACACAAGATACATCATTAAAAATACGAGACAGAATATTGGACGCAGTCGCAGACTCTTTGATATCCTCCCCAGTTGTGTTTCTAAACATATCAAGAGTCCTTGAAATATCCTTCACTGGGATTTCAAATGCATTTGCAATCTCCTCAGTTGAACGAGTGACTCCATTTTCTTTGCACGCTTGTAGTACACAGTTTGCTTTGATCCCAAGACGAATTGCACCACGTGTTAATTTATCCTCATTAAACTTTTTGTAAATCTTCTTGGCATCTTCTATAATATTTTCAGGAATTCCCAAGTGTTTCTTGCAAACAGAATCAAATTGAGCATATGCGTGGTAAAGAGCCCTGTCTCGATGATTCATAGAAGAGTGAAAATTAATCTTGGCCATCTTTTGGCAATTTCGTCCCTTTATGATTGTACCCATTCCCCATGCGGCTGAATACAATTCTGTATTTTGAGCCATACCTACACGGCATGGATCATCTCCACCATCCTCTGGTCCGCCTGCCCACTCTGGTTCATCTGAAATAAATCTTGAATCTTGAAGTCCACAAGTTGTACATGTGGGAAGTTCCAAAGAGAACGTCTTTAAACCACCACATCTACAAAAAAAGTCGCATTCGTATTTTTCTTCATTATTTTTTTGTTTTAGTTCATCAAACTGAGCCCAGATAACGTCCAACTGCGAGCAGTTGTCCAACTGCGAGCAGTTGTTCTGCGACCCCATCTTACAAGACACCTGTAAATTTAAACGGGCCCGTTCACGCGTCTCAAAGCAACCACTCCTATAAATGCTAAAAATATGAGCATTAAAAACCATCTTCCCCAGACTTTCTTCTCCTTGATTGGTTTTGGAATTGGTGGAGCGGGCAAAGTTTCAATTTGCTTCTCTTTTATTTCATCAATCCAATCAAGTTCTTTTGGTGGATCTTTGTCTACTGTAAATCTCAAGATGACAGCATTGTCCTCAAGTCCTTGGAAATTTACCAAGTTTCTATTTTTATCGTACCAATTCATCGTCAAAATTGAAACCTGTGAAAGCGGTGGATCATAACTGATTGAAATTGGGTAATCATTATTTTTGAAAATTTTTACTGTATTTGGAGCAACATCCATTGTTATACCCGTAAATACACCTGTGAGACTTGGTTTACCGTTTCCTGTAGAAATGTTAACAACATTTCCATTTTGATCAATTGTTCTCGTTGTCATTTGAGGGTTTGACACTGCATCCTGAAACTTTGTGTGACTCAATTCGGGAATGTCTAAAAAGATGAAATCGTTTTTGGTCATGTCACCAATAAATTGAGATTTAATAAAATAGGTATATCCTGGTGCATAAATTGAAGGATCACTACTTATTAAAGAAGCCGTTTGTACATTCAAGTCAAATCCAAGAATAGTGGCAACATCATCCGTGAGAACTTGAATAGTATCTGGATTTTCAGATAAATACAGAAATTTACCTTCTGCTGGAAGCCATGTAAAAGGTCCACTTAATAAATAGTTTTGAATAACATTCGCCAATGTTGTAGGATCAGAATAAAATCCAACTGGAATTGTAATATTTGTAGTACCGTTAAATATAATTTGTGGTGAACCACTTGATGTTATATTATAAAGCGTATTTGGTATGCGAGCCACAATAACTTCAACTTGTTTTACATTTTTTACTGGATTTGTAAGATACATCGAATATGTATTTCCTGAAGGATACTTTATTTGATCTCTATTTGCTGAGTTTACGTGAACATAGTAAGTAGTAGTACTCATTCTTAATCCATGATATTAAATTTTCTCATCTGATCATTCACAAACTGTTGGTCACCACAAACACCACCTGCATTATCGCTACGGCTATAGTAAGCAGCCTTTGCCCCAGGACCAGGTGCACACTGAAGACTCTCCTTCAGTTTGAAAAAGTCGCCTGGTTCGGCACCGGTTCCTGAAATATTAATGGGAGCACCGGTGTATCTAGAAATTACAGATGGAAAAAAGAGTTTTATAAAAATTAAACTGATGAGTACCAAAATAATAATTTCATACTGAGCCATTTATAATGTGATTACAATTTAATTTTACTGCGTTAGTCTTAAAGACATTTTCTTTATTAACACTAATAAGATGGAGTTTGACCTTGATGAGGATGAGAGAGCTCTTATGGATGAGATTAATGTTGTCCAGGCAAATAATGAACCTCAGACACCAAGACGCCCTCAGCCCGGACGTGCATTTCGTAAACAAGTTGCATTTCGCGACGATCAAGAGGATGACATTGACGCCTTTGTAAATGATACCAAGATGGAGGGTGCCGGTCCACCACCAGCTGAGGAGTGGGACGGAGGTGATCATCCCAATGAAGAGTATCAGCAAAGACCAAATGTGAGTGGACCCTCTGAAGGCTACAAGACTATTGATGACGAAAAGGCGGATTTACTGAATAAGATTGCTCGTTTGATGAAAAAGGGTATTCAGTCAAGTGCTCGTTTGACTATTTATTCAAATGTTGAGGATATCCGCACAGAGTTTAAGCGCATGTCATATTCCATTGAGGTTGATCAGTCCATAAAGTTTCAGAGACGTATGCTCATTGCATGTGTATCGGGTATCGAGTTTCTGAATAAAAAGTTTGATCCATTTGACCTGGAACTCGATGGATGGTCTGAGAATATCATGGAGTCCCAGGAGGACTATGACACTGTATTTGAGGAGCTCTTTGCCAAGTACCGTTCAAAGGTGAATGTGGCTCCTGAGATTAAGCTCATGTTTATGGTGGGAGGTTCGGCAATGATGTTCCACCTGAGCAAGTCCATGTTCAAGAAGTTTGCACCACCCAAAAAGCCCGAGAATGTGTTTGGGGGACCAGGTATGCCAAGTGCAACCGCTGGAGACCGTCGTGAGATGCGTGGACCAGGGATTGACCTTTCGAGCCTAGGAGGTGGGATGGATCTGACCTCTTTGATGAGTTCTCTATCTCAGGCACGTGAAGAGGAAATGTCTGACATAATCTCAATAGCATCAAGTGGTATTAAAGATGTTGACACCGGGTCCAGTGAACCCAGAAAGAGAAGACGTGGAAAGAGTTCCAAAAAAGAACTTGTATTACAGTAAATGAGCATCGGGTACACTTTTTTGGAGGAGGACGTGGCACCTCCACCTATAAAACATGTACCAAAATCAATTCAACAGGAAACTGAATGCACAATTATACTTTTTATGTTTATAGGTGCACTTATACTTATGGGTCTCATTCAAGAGAAGAGACATGGTTGATCCACCAACACTGGGGTGTTGTCCGGTTCATAAATCTTTTTTCGCTTGTACCACATTTGTTTGAAGAGGGACCAATTATCTACAATGTCCCAAATTTCACGCGTTAGGCCTTTCGATCTGGTAATCCTTCCAACCGCTTGTTTTACATCAGAGTGTGGAGTAGTCAAAAACAATGTATCCAGTTCAGGTATGTCCAGACCCTCGTATGCCAAACTGAATGTTGATATGAGGGTCCCACCTCCAATTTCAGGGTGCCCTTTGTAACCTCCCATGTAAATTGTAGTAATATTTGGGTCCAATTGTGAATACAGGTACTCACAGTGACTTCTTCTGTCACTAAGAACGAGGCTTTTTCTGCCTCTTTTTTGGGCGTCTCGAATGTGTTCTAGGATAAGTGCATTTCTTTCAGGTATGAGAGTAAGTTCTGTAACCATAGTACTCATACAAATCTTTCCAAAACGTGTAAGGTGCGGGCCTTCTCTAAATAAAGGTGGATAATCAAACTCCACTTTATTTATTGAAAACTCAATTTCAGAATCGGTGCTCATGGTGTAAAATGCAGGACCCAAGAACCAGTAAAGTATCTTTGTGAGTCCATCTTTACGTTCAGGAGTTGCGGAAAGACCAAGTGTATACTTTGGGGACATTCTCAACATCACTTGGGAAAACGCAGGCGCTCCAATGTGGTGCGCTTCATCAATAATAACAGTTCCGAAAATATCAAAAGCATCCTCCTTAAACTCTCTGGTACAAAGAGTCTGAATCATTGCAATTGTAAATTCAGAATCAGTGTCCCAGAGAGACCCTTGAATCCTTCCAATTTTTGTGCATGATGTAAATTGCTTGATTCGGTCAATCCATTGAGTCGCCAAAAATTCCTTGTGAACTATTACTAAAGTTTTCTTCTTCAATTTTGAAGCAATTGCAATTGCAGTCAATGTTTTACCTTGCCCACATGGGAGACAAAGGACGCCATTTCCTTTAAATGCCCCAATTGCGTCTACTTGATGTTTACGAAGTTTGCAGTTAAAAGAAAATGATACATCTTGACCTTCTGCTATTTTATGAGGTACCAATGATGTATCAAAAAATCTAGGAATTATGAGTTTTTTATTTGGAAGTTCTCTATAAACTTTGAAAGGTTTTGGTCTTCCGAGACCCATTGCATTTTCAACGGCTCTTACGGTCAGAGCTAATTTCAAGTCCCGGTTCCTCGAGTCCCGACTCACTGAGTCCCGACTCACTGAGTCCCGACTCACTGAGTCGGTCATCCTTCCTTACAAGTGTTGATTGATTTTAATACCAAGTATGTCTTTTCATTCCATACAATTTTTTGAACCTCCAAGTTTGAAACCGGATCCCCAACTTCGAGTTCCCAAAGAGTCTTTAGACCCTTTGGAACCTTACACATAATTCGGTTGTATCTAAAAGGAACCTTGTATTCGATTCCATTAATTCCAATATAATACCTATGATCACTTGTCCCACACAATATTTTGGTTACAGTCGTCATTCTATACCTATTTGGAGACACTTAATTTTAAATTCATCTTGTTCCCTCTTTGATAGAGCTGTGCAGTCCCCGGACCGAATGGCAAGTATTTCTGGTCCGGTAAGAGTCACTGCGTTTAGACGATAATCCTCAAACGCCTCACAGGCCATCGGGACTATTGGTTTGATAACATCATAAATACTTTTGGCCAAGTTGGCAATTTCGAGTTGGGCATGATCACTCATTCTCAGACGCAAAAAGTGAAACAAATTGTGAAGATCAATTTTCCAATAGAATTCAGTCATGGTGCACACTGGAAGAACTCCGCGAGCCAATTCTTTTGCAACCCCATGTTCCAAAAGAAGCTTGTAATTTTCAAATGCAGCATTACAAGTGGCTGACTGAAGTTCGTTAAATTGGTAATTTTTCTGATAATCAAAATGGTCACTGGGGTCACTTCCTTGATGATTTGTCTTGGATTGTTTTCGGAATTCAATGGGGACATAAAATTCATCTTCTTTGATTTGGGTATACCGGGCAGATACCTCATTCACACTTGCGGTGCGATGACGTAACCACTGACGGGCAACATAAATAGGTGCCTTGATGTGAAATTTAAACTCCACCATTTCAAATGGTGTCGTGTGCCAGTTGCGCATGAGGTAACGAATAAGATGACGGGTCTTTACTGGGTCCTCTGCGTAACCCGCCTCATTATAAGAAATCCTGGCAGCCTGAACAATTGAATCATCTGAACCCATGTGTTCGACGAGACGAGCAAATTGACTCATTTACTTTACAAAAGCCTGAAATCTTTAAGGAGCTGTACCAATCTCAACACGACCATCTGCGTGAACTGATGTTGGATACGCCTTGACGATTTCTGGGCATGTATTGGTTGAACAATCTACAAATTTGTATCCTGGAAACTTTTCAACTTGTTTTACTGTATGAGGGCAAGTCATGACTCCATAAATTGTACCTACTGGAGTCTCCTCCATTGTGTCAGCTTTCTTCATTGTTGATTTCTTATTCTTTGAAAAGAAGAAGTAAAAGCAAAGTAAAACAACAACGGCTACGACGCCTCCAATGATAGCTTTGTTATTCATTTGTTATAAGTATACAACTTAAAAATAAGACAAACCACGCGGTCTGGGTTGTCTTATTTTTTTAAAGTCTCCGCAACCGGGATCGAACCAGTGACAAATGGAGCTACAATCCACCGCTCTACCACTGAGCTATGCGAAGTTTGTTTTCTGATGTTCGACTATTTTTTTACACATATCAATAAATTGTTTGACTGTTAAATCTCTTTTAGCATAATTACAATCTTTACAACATGGGACAACGTTATTTTCTTCATACCCCTTTAAATTATCTACACGATCAATACCATTCAAACGAACTTTTAAATCCAGGTGACCACAGTAATTACATGGAGTTTTCATCATTTGAATGGCGTGATCATCAGTTATTGACCATTGATGATCACGCTTAGCTGCACTTCTTTTTGAGTGGCCAAGTCTCTCAAATGGATTTAATTTTTTCCAATGAGATATGCGTTGTTTTGTTTCTTCACTTTTTGCCCATTTACATTCTTGATTCATATCATGTTCTTTTGGTATTTCACCGGCTGCTTTGCGCGCCCTTGAAGCACGACAATATTCATTTTGTTTTTCTTTTGAAGGTTTAGGTTTATTAGGATTTAAATTTCTATTGCACTTATCTCTACACGATTTACATGTAGAACAAGTTTGACCTCTGTTACCTATAAATTGATCTAAAGGTTGCTCGGCCCTTGTACAATTTGTACATTTTTTCATTTAATGTATAAGCAACCCATTTCTTTAATTGATAGAAGGTGAATGATATACACCCCCTAATTACTAAATGCCAAACCCGATGGCACCCCCTGAGTTTCCCCAGAGGACGGACTGTATCTTAAGCCCCCAGTAACTCAAAAATCTTTCATTTTTGAGGTGGAAGCCGACACCCGTTCAGTCTCTGACGCCCCACCCTTCAAGGTGGTCAGCATGCGGATTGCCCAATCCATTACGATTATTACCATACCCAGGTTCCAATCCTGGCCACCAGTGGTTTTCACCACATGGCTTGGTACGTAAGGCTCTAAGGGGTTTCCCGAACAACAAGGTGTCTCGCCGCCGGTAAATAAATACCGAGTGATGATGCGACTAGCAAGTGGATTTTTCTTCGGGTGGATGAAGCCCGACTCACTTACTTTTATGAGCAGTGGAGGTTTAGCAGCACGCTATGGCGTGGCCAAATCCTTTACCCATTCCAGACTGGATGCGCAGCACGTTGTAGTTGACTGCGAACATGCGCATCTGTGTAGCAGAAACGCCAGCCTTGAGGGTGACATAGGCCTGGGCGTTGTCGATGCGGGAGAAGTTGCAGGTTCCGGTTGGCTGGTGCTCCTCTGGCTGCAGGGCGAAGGAGTACACATAGATACCTGGGTAAGGGTTTCCGGTGTGGTAGTAGTATGGCTGCACGACGTTGTAGTATTTACCTGGCTGGACGGCCATGCGGTCCTGGCCGTTGAGAATCAGCTTGAACTGGTACAGAGGACCCACCTCAATGCCCATGTTACCAGCAGTCGTTACTGGGTGAGCAGCAGATGTCATAGAACCATCCTCGGACCAATAAGAATTGGCGCTATATACGTTACTTACCACGCCGGCTGAAGAAATGTTGAAACCGGTAAACAGGTGAGGAGTACCGGCAATGTGGGGCTGCACAAAGTTATTTGTCAGGTTGAAGATATTCAGGTTGGAAGTGACATTCACATTTGCGCAATTGGAAGAGAAGTTCCACATGGAATTGTAGTTGTATGGAGAAGAAGTTGTTCCTGGGTAGTTGGTATTCGTGTAGCACCAGACCAGCTCCTTAACTGGGTGGTTATAGGACAGACGGATCAGCTGATTCTGCAGAGAAGTGGTATAAGTTGCTCCAGACTGCAGTATGCTATCAGCGCCGGTGTGCTGAACCTGCTCAATCAGGTACTCGTGACCCTTCTGGGCGAAGCGGCGGCGCTCCTCAGTATCCAGGTACACGTAGTTGCCCCAGACCTCGAATGTGCTGGTGAAGAAACTGCCGTACAGAGTAGACAGATTGAAATCCAGGCGAACCTCGTGGTACTGCAGAGCAATCAGTGGCAGGTACAGACCTGGGTTGCGGTTGAAGAAGAACAGCAGTGGCAGAGTTACGCGGATATCAGTTGCGGACATTCCACCGCTGGTATACTGGACGTTGGATGGGGTTGTCATCTTTGCCCACTGATCCTTGTCCATCTCAGACAGGAACACCTCAGAATACAGACGCCACCAAGCCTGGTAGTGCTTGTCAATGCGCTGACCGCCAATGGTCAGCTCCAGATCGGCGATGGCACGCTCGGCAATCCAGTTGTAATCTGGAGTTGCATTGGTAGATGTCTGTGACAGGGGGTAGACAGAGCCGTTGAGAACGATTGGTGCCATAGACACATACATGTTACCAATCAGATCACCATTGCGTGCAATGGTAACAGACACGCGATTACCACCAGCAACGGAACCGTTCACGGTCTGGATGATGTTCTCCATTGCGAAGTTGGTGTGGCGCTTGTACACCGCCTGAAAAAAGGTAACCTTGGGCTGCCCAGTCAGATAGACATCCTGGGCGCCGTAAGCGACAAGTTGCATTAATCCTCCAGCCATTTTAGAATGAGCCAAGAAAATAATTTCACGCGTCAAACCGCATGAAAAAAAAACAATACAAATAGAAATGTCCACTTCCAAAGAACGCCCTGCTGACCGGGTTACTGAGGAGGATGATGATGAAGTCCTTGGAGACGATGATGACGGAGAGCTGGAGGAAATGATGGAGGGGGATCCATTTGCCAATTATCTGGTAAATGAGGAGGGTGACAATATTGCTGATATTATGTCCTCTGCTGTAAAACAAATGGAGATGCAGAATAAAATCCTGATTAAGATTTTGACTGTTCTGAGTAAGACCGACTCAACGAGTCGTAAAGCTTAAAAAATAATCTCGCAGTAATCATAAATGGAAGAGCGTATTCAAAGTTACGTAGAGCTTTCTGGTTTTGGATCAAACGTTGACAAATATACAGCAATTACAAATTCATTCAAAACATATTTCGGTCCTGATGAATTGGATCAATTTGGTATGCCTAAAAATGATGTAGATCTTGATAAGATGAAAGAAAAAAAAGAGAGGTACCTCAGGGACCTGTCTGATATTTTCCATGAATGTAAAATGAATACATCAGAGGAATCCAACGGGGACCCTGATGCACTCCCTGCTGAATTTCGGGTGACCCGTCTCATGGCTCATGTAGACAATCAGTATGAACTGATATTCAGATGGATGAATATAATGGAAGATCCGGCGGTTGTTCCTGATACCTTTGATGGTTCATTCTTCCGACTTGTTACAATAGGAGTAGGATCAGATGATCTTACCCCTTACCAAAAGTTGACTTTGTATATGCTGGATAGTCTGCAAAGGGAAAAGTACACTCGTTACAAGGGCTCCTGTTGTAAAGAAATTTTGACACCTGAGAAAAAGCCAACGAGGGCCTGGGAAACTGTAATGGAACTCAAAGAATTTGTTTATTCTCATCTTCAAAAGGAGACGAAGTATGACATGTGGCAAAATTCAACTGCAAAGGCGGGAAATATCAGCGAATGCATAAAATTTCTATCAGTCTGTAAGGATATCCAATTTCCTGAAATTAAAAAGGATCGAAATGTTTGGTCATTCCGGAATGGAATTTACAATGGACGTATTGATAAATTTTACAAGTATGGATCTGAGGATGATGTCCCAGTTGTATCTTGTAAATATTTTGATTTGGACTTTCTAGAGTGTCCCCCTGATGATTGGTACCAAATTCCAACTCCATATTTTCAGAGCATTCTTGATTATCAAAAGTTTGATGAGGATGTGTGCCGTTGGTTTTACGTTTTTGCTGGGCGGTTGTGTTTTGAGTTGAACACTATTGACTGTTGGCAAGTGATTCCATTTCTGAAGGGTATTGCTGGGTCTGGAAAGAGTACACTGATCACAAAGGCGCTCAAAAAGTTTTATGAAACGGAGGATGTCAAGACTTTGTCCAATAATATGGAGAAGAAGTTTGGTCTCTCAAGTATTCATGATTGTCTGATGTTTATTGGCCCAGAGGTCAAGGGAGACCTTGCACTTGAACAGGCTGAGTTTCAGTCGATGGTTTCGGGGGAGGATATTTCAATTGCTGTAAAGAATGAAAAGGCCATCACAAAAGAGTGGAGGACTCCTGGAATTCTTGCAGGAAATGAAGTTCCAAATTGGAAAGACAACTCTGGAAGTATCCAGCGTCGAATTGTAACATGGAATTTTACTAAACAGGTTCTGAATGCGGATCCAAAATTGGAGGATAAACTCGAAATGGAACTTGCGTGTATACTTCAAAAGTGTGTCAAGGCGTACCTCGAATACACATCACTCTACGGGAATCAAGACGTCTGGAATGTGTTGCCACACTATTTCAAAGAGATGCGAAAGAAGATTGCATCCACGACAAACTCCTTGGTCCATTTTCTTGGATCCGAGAAGATTGTTTATGGGAGGTCTCCAACATCTGGGATGTTGTTATTTGTTCCTCAAAAGGTGTTTGTCAATCTTTTCATGTCTCATTGTCAAGAAAACAACCTTACACGTCCTCGCGGTTTCAACGAAGATACATATGCAGCACCATTTAGCAGTCGTGACATTGAGGTTCGCACTGAAACTGTAATGTACAATGGGGTACATTATTGTTCTCAGCCTGTTATTTATGGTCTTGATATCGTTTCAACTTTGGAGGCTCAGATTTGAACTTCGCAAAGTCCATTTTTTCTCTTTTCTAAAACGCGATCCCAAAAAGCCTTCATCTTTGGAAGGTGCGCCGCGAACCATTCCCGGTCCCTTGGGACCTCGATAACCTTTAAAGTTTCAGTTGGCTCGTGATATTGTATAAAATGACAAATCTCCAATTCAGTTATTTCCATAAGTATCTGAATTTGAGGAAGATAATACACAGGAACTTTTGGTGAAATCTTATTGGGACACTTAATTTCAATCAGATACCCATCTTCTGTAATTCCATCGGCTGAACCACCGAGCCATTTGTGAACAGGGTGAACGATGAGTCCAATTTCATGGGATTTTTTCTGATACTGTTCATCATACATGTCTCTTACAATGGGTTCAAGACGAATACCTCTCTCTATGTTGGCATTTGTAAAATTCTTCTTGAATCCACATTTTTCAATCAAAAGAGATTCCGAACTTTTAAAGAAGTTGAGATCAAGGGCTGCCGCTGCATCACTCGCCGTCAGAAGATTACCACGGAGCTGAAACCATTCCTGACTTCTCTGCTCATCATAAGCAGCACTCAACAATTTTTGCACGATTGGACAAATCTGACCCATTCATTCAACAACGTAACATCTTTTTAAGTGCATCACGGGCTGCATCTTGTTCGGCTTGTTTCTTATTTTGACCAACACCTGTTCCGCATACTTTTGAATCTATGTATACAGTCACTTTAAATGTACCTTTTGAATTAGAATCAAGTACATAAACAGGTAAAGGCTGTTTATTTGTATGGCATGTGCGCATAAGCTGGTCTTTAAAATTATCATCGATGTCAAAATCAACTGGGTACAATTCTAAAAGTTTCAATACGAATTCACGAGTACGAATAAGTCCTAAATCTAAATACATAGCGCCTATAAGAGCTTCAAATACATCTTCTAAAATCTTTGGATTTTTATTCCATTCATTCCTGGTCCCCTTTTCATCCATCTGGATCCATTTGTAAAGTTCTAATTTATGTGATATGTTAGATAAAGTCGTACCTCTTACGATTTTTGTACGAGCCTTTGTCAAAAACCCCTCATTTTCGACATTTCCAAACATATCAAATAAATATTTTGTGACAATAAACCCAAGAATTGAATCCCCTATAAATTCCAAGTTATCATATGATTGATTAACATCGTGTGACTTGTGAGTAAAAGCCCTGATGTAATTATCAATTTTATTTATTCTTGTACCGATGATACCTTCAAGTTCCAATTGAGTAATAGGTACCACCATCTTTTATATTACTTTACTATTATCTTTAAGCAACCTTCTTACCAGTCTTTACTGCTGGTCGTCCGCTCTTTGGTGGCTCTTCTACCTGAGACTGAACAGGGGGTACCACTGGAGTATCCTTGATGTAATGATCCTTCATGTATCGCTGAATATTCAGGTATGTAATCTCGGTGCCCTCTGGGGGGTTCAGAAGATCCTTCAGAGCTGCATCCATGGTAATCTTCTGACCATTCTTCAGATTGTGCTCTGCTGCATACACATTGATACGCTTTGTAACCTCGGACCGAGAAATCATCTCATCAGGCTGAAGCTGGAGAAAAGCCCGAAGCTTGTCCGAAACCTTGAGTGGACGCTTGAAACTGTTGTTGGCCGTACGGACCTTGGCCTTCTCCCCCGTTGGGTCCTCCAGCAGCTGGTGGATTTTGCGCATTTCCCGGTGCAGAGACTTGATTGCGAGCTCCAAAGAGTCCAGAGTAGCCATTATTAATATATGTAGACACCTTATCTTTAACACCTGGAATAAAGAAGATGATTGCAACGAGTATCACGAATATAGCCATCTTTGATGTTTGGGAAAGCATGAGAAGACTAATCATCAGCATACTCGTCTGATCAAGCATTCTTGTAATAAAGGAATATTTTCTATATATAATAAATGGCACACATATTTGAAAAACCTACGAAGCTCAGTGACGGAAGGTACTTTGTGAAAATGTCAGACACAGACAACAAACGTATTTTCAAACAACTGAATGGGTGTACTGTTGTCGGACCTGGCTGTTACAAAATACCAGTTGATCTCTCTGACTATGATGAAAAGATACTCGCAAAGGCTGCTGAGTCTTCAGAGGACTGGTTCGGAAAGACAATCTCACTCGAGACTCTTACAAAAATGTATGAAAACTCAGTAACATCAGATGTATTTGAGGCGAGTCTCATGAAGATCAAGGGAAAGTGTGTAACACTTGTATTTAACGCCAACAAGGAGGAGATTCCGGTCGAAGAGCTCCAAAAGGGTTGCAAATGTAATCTTATTGTGGAACTGTCTGGTATTTGGTTCCTAAAGAAAAATTTTGGACCCATTTGGAGAGTAGCTCAAGCTCGTATACTAAATTCTGAACAAAAATCACCAGTGAATAAATATATGTTTGACGATGAAGCTCAGGAAGATGAAGTTGCAGAGGAGGATCTAGAAGATTTTTCTTGATGCATTATAAATGACTCTTGATGGTAAAACATTGGCAATTATTGCCCTGGCTGTATTTTTGATTTATATTTTTTTCATCAAGCCAAAGACTGTAAAGAGTTCTTTCGTACTTGAAGGTGCCCCTTACCAATCTGACGATGCACCTCCAGCTGTTTCAGAAGGTGCCTCCCCCGATTCTCTTCCAGCTGGTATGCTCCCAAAGGAGGTGCCCGTTTCTGAGGATTTCAGCCAGTTTTCTACTGACACCATTCTGGCCAATCAGAATTACCTTGATCCTCGCAACATGATTGGGTACCCAGAGACTATTGGCGGTACTTTACGTAACGCCAACTGGCAGATTCGCTCCGAGCCACCAAATCCCCGTGACCCAGTGAGCATCTTTAACCTGTCAACAATTGTTCCAGAACAGATGAGACCTCTGTTTGAGATTCAGGATTCAGATTACAAGTGAGTCGGTTTAAAGACAAGACCCAAAATAAATACAAATGTCTGATTTAAAGCAAACTATTGAAGAATGGGTCAGTTTGAAGGCGCAGATTAGTGCAGCACGTAAGGATGTTTCAGTCCTCTCAAAGAGAGAGAAGGAACTTGCTACTTTTATAAAGAATACTATGAAACAGAATGATGTAGATGATATTAAACTAAATGATAAGAAGGTTCGATTCCGTGAGAAGGAAACAAAGGGAAGTATTACAAAGGATGTGATTGTGAAAGGTCTCAAAGCAT